CGCTCGGCAGACTTAACGTCAGTAGCCGAGTAAGGAACCAGTACATTCTCGGCTTCTAAAAATTTACTGACAGGTTTTTCTAACAAATCATCGTAGTAAACTTTTTTAAATGTACTACCGGCTAGGCCAAGGAAATAAAGCATCTGGTCAAACTCTGCTTCGTATTCCTCCATACCATACATAATCTGGTAGTTCATATATTCTTGGACACGCCTTGCCTGTTTTTCTGTTTCGGGATTAGCGCGGCCTACTATCTGTGCCTTAACTGGGCCACTACTGGGCAAAAGCTCTTTGTACGCTCCGCTTTGAAACTGCGTTACAGCTTCATTTAGTAACGGATGCGTTACACCAGTTGCACCTATGAACGGTTGTGTTTTGGTTTCGTACCTTAGACCCAATAACTTGAGGCCTTTAGTGTAGGCTTCCGACCACTCACTACGGCTACTCTTGTCAGTTTCCACATCACTTTGAATCTTAGACTTTATGCGGTCTAATGTTTCTTTAGGTAAACTGGGTACTAGGTTATCAAAAAATTCTTGGGGGGCAGGAGCCATAGGCTCTTCTATCATTTCTTCCACTATCTCGTCGGTTTCTACTACAACCGTTGGCTCATCACCTGCTGCCGTTTTTAACTCATCTTCGGCTATTGCAAAGCCCTGTTCTTCTTCGGTCAAACCGCCTAATGGGGCTTGCACCAAACTGCGTTCTACGTTACTTGGTTTGAATGTTTCTGCCATTAGTAATATACTCGCTCTATATTGACGGGAGTTTCGTCTTCGTAATCTTCGGGGTGGGAAATAAAACCGCCCTCTCTAAAACGACGCAATGCCTGAGTGACAGTATCTACGTAATCGTCGTGTTCTCCTGCCGGAAATGCACCACACTCTTCAATTACTTCTTCTGCCCACCGTGTATCAGGCGACCATACTAACCCACTTTCAAATAACGGAGCAATGGAATTAACGCGGCTGTGCTTGTCATTACCTCGGCTTGGTGTGTAATTTGTCACAGGTATACCCATATTACGCAACTCTTGGGTTAGCGGCATACCACTAGCCTTTGCTTCTATAAGCACCATCTCTGGATCCCAATACTTATACTCTTCCATAGCAATACGACGTAACTCCGGAAAGTCCCACCGTCCACGCTTGGCATCCACCAGAATAATATTCGGTGGGCCATCCTCTGTTGGGTAAAAAACACCCC